TGTGTCGCATGTAGGATAGGTCAATATCAGGCTTACATTGCGTGTCCGCAATCACACAGATTGTCAACCCACTTTCAGGCTTTGATTCACTCAACTTAAACACCTTCTGATGACCCCCACTACGCAAGAAATCACTCACTGTAGACTTTGGCTTACCGAGCCGCTTGGCAATCTGCCGCCAACTCACCTTATCCTTGTTCAAGAGCAAGGCTTGTTCTTTCCAATTGTCTGTCATACCTTTTCCTCAACCATAGGGGACACCATAGGTGTCAGGCTGCCATCTTTGTTTACGAAAGATAGATCTATCATTGGGACATACCAATAGTTGGTTTTTCCACGCTCTGGCAACCAACCACACAGCAGTTTGTTGTCGTTCCCGTCATGTCCGTTCGAAAAACCTAGATGCTCAACCAACACCATTCTATCACCCTCTCGAACACCAGCGACATAACCAGACATGCCAGAAGTACGAAGGTGAGACCCACTTACAACCACTTCACGCAACAACCAAGCCTTTTCTGGGATGTCGTATTGTGGAGAGGGGTCGCTGACCTCCTTGTATTTCTTGAGGTCATAGCAGTACAACCAACCACACTCACCAGTTGACACATCCTCCGCAAAAACATTGCTTCCTCTGACCCCACTGTCAACCTTGATGACTTTTAAAACATGGTCAGTGCCTTTCTTCTGAAAAAGCTTACCAACCTTAACATTCTTTAGTTTCACACCACCACCTCATTGGTTTGGAATAAACACATGCTACCACTACACAGAAAACAAAGCAAGGGAATGCTGTATTATTTTTTAGATAACACAGCAATGATTTCTTTTCGTTTGTCTTTGGCTTTGACATTCTTGGAAGCAATGCCATTTTCCTCAAGGAATGCTCGCCAATCCTGCCCTTCTATCTCAATAGCTTTCTTAGCTAACACAGCATCTTCATAACTTATCCCCATCTTCTCAGCGTAGCTCTTAATCTTGTGAGCTTCTGGACTGACACATTGAAGCTCTTGTGGGCAAGCCATATGCAGGACAAATGGCAGGATGTCATCAATGCAGCGTAACGACACATTGCCTTCAACGTGATCAACCTGAGCATTGGACGCTGCAATCCATTTGCCTGATAGTTGGCATTTGATGATGCCCTTAGCACGTCCGGCATAGTCCAGTGGTGGTTTTCTCACTTGAGACTTCTTGAAATCGAGCTTGACGGGGTTCTTCATCCATACAGCCCCACGAAGGTTTCCACGAAGCCATGTGAAGAATGAAGCGTCTGTAGGCCAGATGTGGCGGTATTGGTCAAGGTATGCTGTTAATTCACTGTCTGTCATAACACCACCTCATATTTCTGCAACACATCCCCCATTAACATCCTATCATTTGGAACATGGCGCATGTAAGCGCAATCAATCATCTCCTGCAAGGCATCCCGCCATGTGTAGGTGTAGACATTACCATCCCAACTCTGGAATGTAAACTCAGCAGGATAGGCTTCTTTGTATTTGTCTACAATGAGCTGCCAACATTCTCTGTCCGTCTTGAGTGGGGCTAGGTCATTGTAGACACCCTTCTCACCGTATTTCTTGACTGTGGTTGATAGGATGAATGGTCGGTAGTTGTCGCTAATATCACCAAACAGAAGCTGGAAGTAGAAGAACTTCCTACCCAAGCCTTTGACACCTTGTTGTGTCAGGTAAAGCTCACCAAAACAATCAGCATTGTCAATACGCTTTGGGTCATCAAGCTGCATCACCCTGCACTTCATACCGTACATGTCCTTGTCAGCAGTAATGATTACACCACCATCCTGAGCTAGGATAACAAGCCTGTCATCTGATTCTTCACCATCTGTTGCAATCACAGTTGTGAATTTTGTGGACAACCAATCACGAATCAAGCCAAGATTCTTTGGCTTATCCTCTGTTTTGCGATTGCCCTTGTACAAGCACATCTTAGACCTTTCAACACGGAAGCTCTCACCCTCACCAAGCACAAGAACATATGTGTAGCCCTTGAGCTTAAATTGCCAACCACGTTGCTTCCAATCCAGCACATCCTGAGCTTGCTTTTCCCAATTCTCAGGCCAATCTACTACTACCTCATGTGTGTAGTCAGAAGCATCTAGTCCATTTACATCGCACCACTTCCTGAATGCTGTGATGTTTTTGAAAGCCTTCTTTGTTCCATCCACATCAAATAGAAGATACTTGGTTTCCAATGATGCTGCAATTCGGAAAGCAAGCAAGTCCCCATCAATGTAGGCAATCTTTGTTTCCTCGGAAGCGGCAGAGCCGCCCCTAGTGACATTGAACATCAAAGCTCCTCGATTGCCTCTTTGATGATAGACAACAGATCAACCTGATTCGTCAACAACCCAATTTCTTTCTCAATGTCATCAGACATCATTGATGCAACAATCTTGCTCAAGAAGCCGCTCCCCATTCCATAGGCTTCTGCAACAGACTTCACATCCTCACCATACAGCTTTGATCGAGCCTTGATTGCTTCTTTCTCACGCAAGAGCTTTTGTAGCTGTTCAATCAACACCTCACGCTTCTGTGGAGATGCTAATGCTGCTTCGAGAGCTTCTGTGTTGTTTTGCTTTGGACGACCACGCCCACGTTTCTCAGCACCTGTGCTGCTATTCATCATTCCAATCCCCTTTCAACATTTCTTGGTTTAACGCATCCAACCGCTCTTGCTGGATACGAGCTTGGGCAGAAGGACTTCCGTACAACCTCCACCACTTCTTGTAATGACGCTTCGCTGTATTGAACACCCTTTCAGCTTTCTGAATGTCCCTATTGCAAAGCTCATTGATACAGCGTATTGTCACCTTCTCAAGTACAAACACACCAAACTCACCATCAGACAATGCTCGCATGAAAGCATCTTTAATATCTGAGTTGTTCAGCCTAGCTCTAATCTCACCTGCCATACCTAACCCCTAGACAATGCTTGAATCAAAGCCTTCATCCCATCAACAAACATCCAAACAATAAAGCACACAAACACAAGGGCTGGAACAATCCAAATTGGCATTGTGATGAGCCAATAAGATAGCTCGGGGTTGGATGTATTCTTTGCCACCATCATGATCAAGAAGCAGAATGCTAACGAGAATACAATGATTGCTGTAAGCCCTTTCTCTGCATTTTGATCAATGTTCTGTCGATTGCTCTCTGCATCTTCCATCATAGTTTTCCTTTGCAAATTCATAAGAGAAAGGGGCATTTCTGCCCCTTCGTCAGATCAGAAGGGCAGGTCGAGTTCTGACTCATCCGCAGTGTATTTAACAGGCTCAGGCTTGGCTTCCTGCTTAGAGGCATCTTCAACAGAAGATGTTTCCCGCTTACCTTTGACAGCTTCAATCTGTGTCGCCAACTTACTACCTTCGTAGTTGGTAGCCAACTTGATTGTATTCAAGACATGGTTGCGAATGTTCTTCACAGCATCGTCTGAATTGTCATCATCAAAGCCAACAACGTACAGTGGCAGGTTGTATTCAGGAGCATCCATCTTCCGACCTAAACCACCGACAAACTTGATGTATTCCTTGTAGTAGCCGCCCTTGTCATAATTGACCTGCGCTTCAAACTGGAATGCTTTACCAAGCAGTTTGTCAATGTCTTGTGGTAGGAACACATCATCACTGCCGATCAGCTTTGACGCAACAGCCATCTTGTGAAACAGATGCTTCTTGTCAAATGACCAACGACCCTTCTCATCTTTCTTGACCTTGAGTGGCGTAGGACGACCCACCACCATACCAGCATCCTTGATGTAGAACTGACCACCCAACCACAAGCGTAGCGGCATAGCCTTTCCTTCATCGCCAAAGAACTGACCCTTGTCAATCAGGATGTCAGGGAAGTCAACAGCAACAGCAACACACTGGATTGGTTTCTGAGGCCAACACTTCAAACGAACAGGTTTCTTTGTTGTCTGATCAATGCCATCCTTGAAATACGTCTGTGGCTTTTCAGCAATTGCCTTTGCTTCATCAGAAGCATCACCAGTGAACGCTACTTCAGCATCAGGCTGTTTCTGTGTACCAAGATCAACAATGGATGCAACAACCCCAACCAATGTTTCCCGCTCTTGCAAACCTGCTGTATCAACAACGTATTTGTTGATAGCATTCCAATCAATAGTTGACTGTTTACCAGAGTTTTCACCAGCACCGTAAGCATTAAATGCCATACTTCATTTCCTCATTTTGTCCGTAGCCGCACAATGCGGCATAATCATGGACGTTTGGTTAAGCATCCTCATCTTCTGATGTTAAGTCAGCAGACAGTGATGCCAGTTTTTTGGCCTCCGATATGTACCAGTCATAATCAATGTCGTTTTTGAATTGCGACATGTCATTGCATGGTCTCACCAGTTGCCCTTTGTTGATTGACATCCGTCTATCCTCTCTCGGAAGGTCAACCTCTTTCACCAAAGAATACCCTTTCTTTGTCCACTTCTTGATGTCTGTAGTGGATTGGATAGTTACCTCATCCTCACCATTACCGTAGACATACCAGATGTTTGGTTTGTCAAGTGGTGGCATGATCTTCACCAAGCTACCACCGCCCCTTGCAACATAGTAGCGACAGACATTCTGTAAACTATCTTCACTACCATCCTCATGTGCCAACACCAACCGACTTGATCTCGGAACTTTCGTTCTACTCATGAAGTCAAACACATCCTTGTGTGACCTCACAAACTGATCAATGTCCACACCTTCCGTGATGTGCTTTACAGCAGCCATTGGAATGATTAGGTTTGAATGGTTTTGATGCCACCCAAGACCCTCATACGCAAAAGCACCTTTTGTTTTCACACCACCATCGTACATGGCGACGTAATTGTTGACATCTCTGATCGCCATCATGGAATACTTGACGCTTTCCAATTCCAGCTTTGTCAGGTCACACCATTGTTCACAAATCCGTTTTGCAATCTCTGCATTTGCAACAGGGCAGACATATGTCAAACCATCCGTGTTCGCCATGATCACTTTCAGATCATCCACTTCCATCAGTCGCTCTGCCAACATACACAACAACAACTGACCATTGACAGTGATTGTCATTGTGAATTTTGGATCATACATGGGACTGTATTGATCATTAGAAGCACCATACGTTCCATTCAGAGCCAACTTCATAGCAAGGTTTAGCGCACTCTTTTTTGGGTGACGCTTCCGCTCATCATAGATGTCCTGATAGATGTCACAAAACTCATCACCAAGATGCTGAGGGTAGACACGATTCTTAATGGACAGGTTGGGGTAGTAGCTCGCAACATCAACGTCCTCGATAATCCAATCATCGGCAGCATAAACATATTGACTCTCGATTGAAGCGTGAATGCCACCCGTACCAAATACCCATTCTAAACCATCAATGACAACATTCAATGACTCAGCAATTCGCCAATTCCAATACCAGCTAACCTTACCAGATTTCAGAGTAGTAGGCTCAAGCCAACCCAACGGATAAGACTCTTGCAATTGCTGCTTCTGAGCATCATCTGGTTCGGATGTCAGCTTCTTTTTCTTGACAACCATGTTGGCGTATTTTGCAACATCACCAAGATCGCTTTCAAGAATGTCAGTGAACACACCTTTTGTTTCAGTGATTGTTCTGGCCTTAAACCACTCAAGCACAGCCTTAAACTCAGGACGCTTAAACTCAACGTATGGGAATACACACTCGCCAAGATCAATGCTGTCACGCATTGTTTGTTGAATCATCCTTGTACCACCCACACGCTTGTAGCAACACCCTTCGTTTCGCTTCTCAAGCTCAGTTGCAAAGTGATCCTTTCCGATCTTAGTGTCATTGAAATTGAGAATGTTCTTCCCATACTTCCTTGACAACTCCTCACGAAACTCAATCGCTTCCATTGAAATCTCAAGAAACTTGGCTGTAGCCCTAACATCATGCTGATTATATTTAATCAATAAATCAATCTCAGCACTGCTTATAGTCTTGCCCCATTCAATTGGGGCTTCCTCAATCCTGTCCATCCGCATGTTAAACTCAAGCAACTTCAGTGAAGTTGCACGAGCCTTATTGTCAAAGTGATGAATCTTGTAAAGATCAATCTGTGGAAGATAACAATCCTTGTCAGCAATCACATGACCAAAACGATCATCGCTTTGAATGATTGACATTGCCTTGTGATAAATCTCAAGGACAGAGCAATCAGGATTTTTCAGGATGTATTGAACAACAGGCCAGTCGAAACCAACATTGTTGAACCCAACACAATATCCAGCCTGACACTTGATCAGATCAAAGTGATCAAACATTTCGTTTCGTTGATCTTTCCTGTCGCTAACCTCAAATGTTAGCATCTTTCGCGTAGCAGCATTCCCGATTGTGAGAGTAAACACATTCGGGAACACCTCAATGTCAAATACATTCAGTCTTGACTTATCCATAATCCTACATCACATCTTCGACTACCCGAGAATTATCCACGAATTTGTCCTCGATGTCAACAGGTTTTTGATATTTCAAAGCAAGAAAATCCTGTTTGTCATAACACTGACGTGTTGGTACATCATAAACCCACTCACCCGCCTCGCCAGTGCTGCCCCGACGACATTTTGGCATGTCAACATAGGTGGTATTTCTCTCAAGTGGATCAGCGGCCATTTTATCGCGATTAATTACGATGTTGATATGAGCGGATTGAACGAATGAACCACTACCGAGTGCATCATACTCAGTGGTCTTGCGCTGTTTTCCATCCTTATCACGAGATGGTTTTGTTGTGTGCAAAACATTCACAATACTAACACCACTCTTAACAAAGTTTTTTTGCCAAGCCATGTGTCGCATTTGATCCTCCATTGGCAGGAATCGCAATACATCACTCAGAACATCAATGATCACAATGTTGCAGCCATATTGCTTCACCCCACGCTCAATCTGCTTCTGCATTGTTTCCAACTTACCGTCCCGATCATCAACAATACGGAATCGTTCGTTACCATACTCATCAGTGAACAAGTCTTGATATAGAGCCTTTACATCATCACGAGCGAGATAGTCAAGCGCATCCTGACCATCATCAAACCAGTCAAGGTTCTTCTTGAGATGCAACGACAATAAATCAATTGCATACTCGCCCTTAGTCATTTCAAGAGACATAATCAAAGGCTTCAATCCCTCGTGGAAAGTCCAATGATAAGTCATATTGTTCACATGTGTACTCTTGCCACACGAGGTGTCACCAATAATATTTACCACCCGACCAGTAGTTGTCCAAGCCCGCTTCATCATCCGTTCCATGACGTGCATGTATGGAGGCAATGAGATCTTAACCGCTGTAAAAATATCAGCAATATCGTCAATAATCCCATCACTAGAAGAAATATCGGTGTGAGCAAACTCTTTTGCACTATAGAAGCACGAAACAAACTGCTTCTCAAATCCACCAGCCAACATCTCACACGGGTCTTTCATTGGTAAGCGAGCAATTTTAACCTTCTCACTCGGTAAGACCTTAGCAACCTCCTCTGCTGATGAAACCCCAGCTTTATCATTGTCCATCATGATGACAATGGTTTCAAACTTATCGAAAAAGTCAAATTGTGCAGCCACTTGTTTTGCAGCATTTGGCTCACCACATGTGGGACTCACCACAGCAGGGCTTTCATACTCACCTTTGCTCTTAGAGTAGTCGTTGAGCATCTGCCAAGCAGCGCACTTATCTTCCTCTCCACCAACAATGACGATGAATCTACCACCATTGAACAAATGCTGACCCGACAATTGGTTTGAAAGTCCCGTTTTGCCAATATTCTTTAACCCCCATCTTTTTGGCAGAACTCGACTCTTATAACCCTGAATCTCATTGTCCAACGTCTCTGGGTAATATACTGTTGTAATTTCTCCACGAGAGTTTCGCTCAAAACGATGTCGAAAAAACTCCAATGTTGAGTCTTTAATGCCTCGATACTGACCACCAGAGGACATTTTACCAGATAGGTTTGTTCTTGATGCAAGATCAGAAAGCTCCTCCTTTGTAATCCGCTCTCGTGGCTTCCTAACCCTTGTCATGTCGGGCTTGAAATCACCAGAGATGATTCCGTCATCAACCAACTCATTGTGTTTGTAATATGCACCACAGTCAGCACCCCAACAGAAAGCATCATAACGATCACCATCTTCTGTCTGCTTCATGTAGACAGCTAGATTGTCGCTGCTTCCGCATTTCGGACAAGCAAAATGACCAACCAGCAAACCATTTTCTTCACTCATATCTTCCTCTATTTGTAAGGGCGAAAATTAAACAATGGACAACCATTGCTTGTGCATCCACGAATGTCTACACGATATGCGTTTGTGCGCCCCATGCAATCAAAGCATGTTGCAGACACGGCCTTACGAAGGCTCTTAGGATCTTCTAAGTGTCGCTCCATTGGATTTTTCTGGACAACAACAATCTCACCAGATGCCACTTTCTCTCGATAAGCAGCCAACCCTGCTTGTGCTTTTTCATTCAAAATTGTATTGCTCCACTTTGATTCCAGCTTCCTGTAAATACGCAACCCCTCCCTGACAGCGGTAGGGACGTAGCCACACAACCCTCTCAACACCAGCCTGAATGATCATCGCTGCACATTGCAAGCATGGTGATAGCGTGACGTACAATGTACCACCGACAACACTCACACCTTCTTTGGCTGCCTTGAGGATGCAATTAAGCTCGCTATGAATAACTGTTGGCAGTGTTGTGCCATCTTCACCTTGATTGACATTCGACATGCCAGAAGGCATCCCATTATAGCCAGTCAACACAACACCATTCTTGGTGACAATCACAGCCCCCACTTGGTGACGTGAATCCCGTGATAGAGATGCAATCGTGTCTGCCATGCACATGTAGGCATGGTCTAGTTGCTTCTGACTTGCCATTAGTCAGCATCCCCCTCTCTCACCTTGCGCACTTCTTTTGGGTATACAGCAAATGACCCATTTCCAACCACCACACGCCAGATAGACGATGTGAAGGTTTCCTGCAATACGCCAATCCGACCAACATAACTTGCGGCAACTTCTGTGGCATTCTTCTTCACTACCACCCGCATCCCGTCTTTCATGTTTTCAACTTTCATTCTTTCTCTCCACTCAACACCATAACAGGCGCACAAGCATGAATGTGATGCACACCACCATTATCATCTGTGCAATACGAATACATCCCATCAAGATGGTGAAAGAACATCTGCATATCTCCAACCATGATGTGTGACCCTCGTGGAACAGTGTAGAGCATCTGCTCTTTGATCTTAGGCATTACAATACCACCTCACCACATTTGAAAGAAACAACACTATTTGTGTTGATTGTCCGATAACCCTTAGCTTGAATATCCCAAACACATACAAGATGGTCTGCAAGCTCTTTAGAACGTCCAGCCCCAACAAGTCCTTTATTCACACCAATGCGAGCAAGCATCTTGCGCATCTCACCATTGGCTTTTACAAACTGGACAGTGAAGAACTTTCCACCTGTCTTTTCAATCATTGCCTTTGCGTTCATTGCATTTCTCCAGAAAATAATGACTTCAATACGCTTGAATAACGCCGACTG